AGGCACAGATTGAGCAGATGAAGCAAGAGCAGACTAGAAAACAAGCCGAACCAGTAGATACTAGCTATCCAGCTGATGAAGTTCCTGACTACACAGAAGAAACAGGGCAAGGCGAGCTGTTTTCCGGTGAATTAGAATACTAGGAGGACAACATGCAAGAATTACAAGCAAAAGTAACGCAGGCACAGGTTGAAATCATTGACCGTGAGAAATTTGAGCAGAATATCAATGAAGTTGTGTCCAAGTACGAAAATTACACGGTCACGGCTGCAACCATCAAAGATGACAAGCAAGTTTTAGCTGACCTACGCAAACTCAAAAAACAAATCTCTGATGAGCGTATCAAGATCAAGCGTGAGTTGTCGCAGTCCGCTGATGAGTTTGACAAGTATATCAAAGATACCAGCGAACCGATGGACAAAGTCATTGATAAGATTGCTAGTGATGTCAAAGAGTTTGAAGACCATCAAAAGGCTGTCCGTGTTGATACGGTAAGAAGCTATCTAGCCAATAAATGTGCTGAATATCAGCTTGACCCTAGAATTTTTGATGACAAATCTTTGGAATACACCAAGGCTAGTGATTTCATGGCTGACGGTTTCACGTTGAAGAAAGTCACCATGAAGAGTCTTGATGATATGGTAGCATTTGAATTTCAAAAACAACAAGAGTACGAAAAAGAAAAGGCCACCATCTCCGGACAATGTGCCGAGTACGGGATGACTGACCAACCGTATGTCCGTATGTTGCAATCAATGTCTTTGGCTGATGTAATGCAACAAATTATGTCAGACTATCTCTTTGAGCAAGAAAAACAAAAAATGCGACAAGCCGAGGCTGAAAGAGAACAACTTTTGGCAGAGCAGCAAGCGAAACAACAAGCACAGGCCCAGAAATCAACAGAGACCCCACAGATTGACCAAGAAACAGGCGAAATCTTGGAAAGTGGTCAATTACCCCAGAATGACATTGAAGCCCTCAGAGGGGCTGAAAATGAGCCGAAGCGTTACACACAAAAAATGACCTTGGAAGTATATTTTACCAACGCAGCAGAAAAAGACTTATTTAAGGCGGGATTGTCAGAGCTTGGTTTTGAATACAAGCAAAATTATCAGGTCAGCGGTTATCAACGGATTGATCCACTAACTCAGGATGAACTCAATGAACAATGTGGGTGGTGACTATGGCACAACAACGGGTTTGATATAAACAAAAACGTAAAGATTTTTTGCACATGGAAACACATTTAACGTGCCGTGAACCACGCTAAAAGCGAACTAGAAAGCGCGTCACATACAAACATGTGACAGGCGAATAATAGCGACTGCACGTATTTAGCCAAACTCACACAATTGCAGTCGCTGGTTTTTAAAATGAAATTTGAAATACCTATCGAACCAAAGCCACAAAGTAGACCAAGAGCTAGTGCGCGAGGAAAACATGCAACGGTTTACGAAGACGTAAAGATGAAATCTTGGAGGAAGAAGTGTACAGAACTTGTTAGACAACTGTATGACGGACCATATTTTGACAGAGCAATAAAAGTAGACATGACATTCTACATGACTGCCCCGAAGTCTATGTCTGAACCGCCTAAGCCAAAGTCTAAACAAAAGAAAAAGGACGAATACAATAGATTTATTGCAGAAAAAATTCCATGCGATAAGAAAATTGACTTGGACAACTTAGAAAAATCTGTCTATGACAGCATTTCAAAATCAGAAATTGTTTGGCAAGATGATTGCTTGGTTGTCGAGCATACAACAAGAAAGCTGTATAGTCCTAGACCGAGGATTGAAATAGAAGTAGAGGAATATAATGAAATTTGAATTATTTAATGACCATTTTGAAAAAGCGGAACAGATGACAATATATGATTTTTTGGAGGAACTATGCAAGGTATAGAAAAAATGGATCTTGAGATGGAAGTAATTAGCAATTTATGCGACGACCCACATGTCAAAAAAGTTTGGTTTGAATACCACGAAGAGGTGGAAGAATGAAAATTGAAGAAGTCAGAAAAACATTGATTGAAGTCATCAAGCATTTAGACACTTACAGCGATAGAGAATTGGTGGAAATCAAAGGTATTGCCGATAAGATGAAAGAGATGGCAATGTACGAAGAATTTTGTAGAGAAAAAGGGATAACAGATGAGATGTACCGAATATCGGAAGAAGATTTCCAATTTTTAAAAAACGGCTGTTATCACATTATGAGCATAGCAATGAATTATGCTAACCCATTTGTTTCTGACATGGAAGATTGGGGTTCGGTTTATAGTGATGCTGATTTGATGCTAAGGGTTTTGGAAGAGGTGGTAGAATGAAATGTATTAAAGTATTTGAATCGTTTAGTGGAATAGGAACACAACGCATGGCGCTTAGAAATTTAGGAATAGAGCATGAAGTAGTGGCAATTGCAGAGATAGATAAATATGCCTTATCAAGTTATGATGCAATACACGGAGATTGTCCGAATCTAGGAGATATTAGTAAAATTGACCCGAACACAATACCTGACCATGATTTGTTTACCTATAGTTTCCCTTGTTTTACAGGAGACACCTTGGTGCTGACAAACAGCGGGTACAAGCGTATTGATGAAATCAATATCGGAGATGCTGTTTTAACCCATACAAACCAGTATAAAAAAGTGACAAATGTTTTTAATCAAGGTGTCAAAGATATTGTTAACATTAAAGGTATGGCTATTCATAATATTAAAACCACAGAAAACCATAAGTTCTTAACAAGAGAACGATATAGAAAATGGAATAATGATAAACGATCTTACGACAGATTGTTCCACGATCCACAATGGGTTGAAGTTAAAGGTTTGACGAAGAATCACTATCTAGGTTTATCAATCAATCAAAACAGCGAGTTACCAGTATGGGATGGATATACCAACTCTTGGGGTACTGGTTATGGTGATAGAACGTATCATACGAATTTCATTAGTCCATTATTGGAAAACAATAATTTCTGGTGGTTGATGGGTAGATATGTTGCTGACGGATGGTGTCGTAAACAGGGTGGAATCATTATTGCTGTACCTGATGTTAAATTGGAAGAATTTGAAAATCGAGTGAATGGTTTATTCGATTATAATATCTCAAAAGAACGTACTGCGAACAAAGTTAATATTCCAATTAAAGAGTTATCGTTGTTTACGGAACAGTTTGGGTATTATGCTCATGGTAAAAAGATTAGTCCAGAAGTATTGAACTTACCAGTTGAGTTGTTAAAATCTTTCGTTGAAGGGTATTTCAGCGGAGATGGTTACTACTCTGAAACTGATAAACTTTACAAATGTACTACAACCTCTGAAGAGCTAGTTTATGGTATTGGGCAATGTATTGCTAAAGTTTATCGTCGACCATATTCAATTTATAAAGACAGTAGACCAGCTACAAGTATTATCGAAGGAAGAATTGTGAATCAAAGAGATACTTATTCATTAACCTTTAAAATGACAACTGGGGAGCAAGATAAAGCATTTTATGAAGATGGACATATTTGGTTTCCATTTAATGGGTTGGAGAATGACGGTCAAGAAACAGTATATGATATTGAAGTTGAAGATGATCATTCATTTACAGTGTTTAATACCATTGCTCACAACTGTCAAGATATTTCAGTAGCTGGAAAACAAGCTGGGCTAGATATGAATAGCGGAACAAGATCGGGGCTTCTTTGGGAATGTCAAAAAGTGATAGCTGCTAAGAAGCCTAAGTATTTACTTATGGAAAATGTAAAAAATTTAGTTGGCAAAAAACATAAGCCAAATTTTGATAAATGGCTTGATTGGCTAGAAGAACAAGGTTACACAAATTATTGGCAGGTGCTAAACGCAAAAGACTATGGCGTTCCACAGAACAGAGAACGAGTATTTTGCGTATCAATTTTAGGTGAACATGAACCTTATATCTTCCCTGAAAAACGAGAGTTAACTCTCAGACTAAAAGATGTTTTAGAAGATGAGGTTGACGAGAAATACTATTTGAGCGAAGAAAGAGTGGCGCAACTGACATGGAAATAAAGCAAATAGCACAATATGACACAAAAACAAGAGAAAATAGTAATAGGTTTAGAGTTTATGACATTGATTATATAGCTCCAACTATTGGAACAATGCAGGGCGGAGGACTAGAACCGTGTGTACTAATAAAATAATTGTTTTCGCCAACACTCCGTCTACGTTTGTGAGTGAGAGCAATATATATGATGTTAATGGTATTTCGCCAACTTTGATGGCTAGAGATTATAAAGGACCAAAATTGATAGCAATTAAAAATGCAACAAAAAAAGGCTATCAGATAGCCGAAGAAGGAGATGGCATTGATACTGCTTATCCTTTTAGTAAAACAAGAAGAGGGAGAGTGCAAAAAAACATGGCGCACACAATAACAACTGATGACAGTAAAGGGGTAGTTGATAACTACCGCATTCGTAAGCTAACACCAAAAGAGTGTTGGAGGCTTATGGGATGCAGTGATGAAGATTTTGAAAAAGCAGAGCAAGTAAACAGCAACACACAATTATACAAGCAAGCAGGCAATGCAATCGTGGTTGATGTACTTGAGGCTATATTTAAACAGATGTTTTTGAAATAAGTGGGAGGAAAAAGATGACAAATAGAGAAGCGGCTAAAATTCGTTTTAAAGATAATGAGTACGATGTGCACACGGTCAAGTTGACTAAAAATGATATCAAAAATTTAAAAAATGGTACAACGCTCATGTATTTTAACAAAGAAGCAGATCAAGTTATCGCTCTGTCAATGGAGGTAACCAATGACTGAAAAACTAGGCGTGCTGCTGGTCGATGTTCCAGAGCCAAGGTTTGCTGTGTATCATTTTGTTTACTTGTCAGAATTAGGCTTTATGATTAAACCTTCAAGTGACTCAAAAATAATACTTGATATTGCTTACAAATGCACAGAGGAAGAAGCAAAAAAATATCCACAGTTTCGGTGGGTATCGTTGGAGGAAGAAAAATGATTAAGTTTAGAGCGTGGGGGAGGAACGGAAATTATCCTGGTTCCCCATCTGAAAAATTTGAAATGTTTTATGATGTGTCTGTTGTAACGACATACCATGATAAGGAGCAACACGTTATAGCTGATTTTGGTATGTATAACGAATCAGACTATAACGGAACTGATATTATTGATTACACATTG